TTCTTGTTGCGTGCTCGCCATTTTTTACGAGCAAGACGTTTTTTCTCTGATGGAGAAACGAAATGTCTTTGGTCTCGGACTTCTTGCATGATGCCAAGCTTCTTACATTTCTTTGTGAAACGTTTGATGAATTTTTCCATCGCCTCGCCGTTGCGAGGTTTCATTTTATAATTGGTAGCCATTGTTATCCCTTTGCTAGTTTTGACCACACGGCCGAAGATGTTCCAAAAGCAGACAAGTCAACACCTGGATCATTAGGTGCAACGCCATCAAGAGCTTTCGCTCCCTGAGGTGATGTTGCTGATCTTCCGCTATCTCTGCTAGACATTGGCGTTGTTCCTTCGAACAAGTCCACTCCATTATAAGAGTCTCTACCAATTGAGTCAAGCATTTTGCGACGTTGATTTTTGCGTTTACGCTCTTGGGCTTCGTAATCGATTTGTGGTTTTTGATAAGTTGGTTGGGTTTGAGTTTCGACAATGCGTTGACCGCCGGTTCCCTTTACAACCTCTGAAATGATTCCAGAGAGAACTCCTTCTTCAAAGATGACCTCTTTTATGCACTCTTTGATGAGTGGCTTAAGTGTCTTTTTTAATTCAGCTTTGTTCATTTAGTCTCCAAGAATCTTCTTAAATAGATTGTCAATGTTATTTTCTTTTTGTTCTCGCAACTTTGTTGAGAAGCGATTTGGCTTTGGGGCCTTCTCTCCGGGATAAACATAAGCATCCGGTGTCGATGGCTCTGATACAATGTCAAAACAAATTAGTTGAAAGTCTTCTTCAACAATTGTTGACCCCATTGATTCTCGAACTGATCCAAGTCCTCGTGATGATATCCCAAGTTTCACACCAGCATTGATGAGATCCTTCAGGATTCTACCGCTAGGAGTGTCTAGGACCTTGATCTTGCCCATTACGTCCTTACCTTCCCACCAACAGTCGGTGACCATGTGAGAAACGTTTTTAAGGTTAATTACAGAGTCGTCAGGGTGATCTAACTCACCACACGCTCGGTTGTCTTTAACGATAGCCATGTAGTTATCCATCTCTCTCTTGAGAACTTTGTGTGGATACTTGCGACCGTTACCATTCTTTTTGTCTGCCGTCTGAATACGTCCAGTCAAGTAGACCACGCCTTCTTCGACAACTTCTTTCTTTTCTCTTTCTGTTAGAAGATCCAAGCATCGACCATCGGGGCATAGTGCATGGAACTCTCTTAATAATTGTTTACTCATTCTTCTCTCCAATAAAAAAGGTGGGCAGAGCTAGGCTCCACCCTTAGCGGGCGCTACCCGCTCGCGCTACGAACCTGAGCAGCAGCGACGAACTGGTTGTAACATCCAGCGCGTACTAATCATCGACATAATCACCCCCTGGTCTCGATGATAGTCTTAGCCCAAAATCATCGACTAAGACCGAAATTAAATAAGATGTTCCGGCTGAAATGCAACCAAGAACAAATGCATTCCCGAAAGAATACTCGAAACTAAATAGTTCCGTAAATGGGGAAAGGAGCATTAAAACCCAACCTACGTGAAAACCGACGCACAATGGACAGTTCCATAGAGTGTTCCATTTCTTTGTGTAGTCTTTCTTGGGGCGGATGTCTTCAAAGATTTTTCCGTAGACAATCATGAACGTCATGCCGTATGCGGCTAAAATGAAATGTAATGTGTCCAAGCGAACCTCTTTCTGTTTTCTAAATAACCCTCATCTTCATCGTTACAATAAGCCTCTCTCTCAAATGGGATGTTGAAGTAGGCATCAGCACCATCTTGGTCTTTCAAAAGATTCAGTGCCCACCAACCAAGATATAAAATAATAAATCCGACAAACGCTAGTTCTAGATATTGCTGATAGTGGATTGTTTCATGACGCTTAACTGTTTCGGACATTTCACCACGAGAGATGACGATGGGACCAAGAGTAATTGCTCCAATGTCAATAGGTGCCAAATAAGACAACCAAACAGGAATCTTACTGTTCTCGATAAATAGCGGTTTCCAATTCTTCATTCAAACTGACTCGTCATAATTTCTTTTAAAGCTAGCAAACGCTGCTTGGTCTAGGAACTTATTGAACTCTCGATCGTTCATGAAGCCCGAATTTAGAACTTCATCAAGAAAGTCCATATGGTTTGCTTCGTAAGTTGCGATTGACTGTTCATAGATTTGTGGATTCTTGTGGTCTAAACTATAGTCGGTTGCATTGTCTGAGTCTGATACTAGAACATCGCAATCATCATCTGGGTCTGGGGTGTCTTCGTCATAATCGAACGTGTCATTACCAGCTGGTGTCTCTACTTTGTCAAAGGTTTGAGAATTCTTTTCGAATGATTTCCATTTATCAACTGCGTCTTCTTTCGATCCAACGTTCTTGTCTGAGGTAAGACCAGCGTTGTTTTGATCTGCTACATAAAATGCAAACCCATAAAGTAATCCTCCGTATCCGACATTTCTAAATTTCTCATCAGTGTGGATTGCTTCGATGTGCCAAGATGGATTCATGCCATCTCCTTTTAAGCACGGACCATCGCTCTTCAAACTTGATAAAGTAACCTCTCCAATTATTTGTAAATCAGAAATCATCTGAGCTGTTGTTCCTTTTCCAGGAGTGTACATTGTGAACTCTGCATCGCTGCCGGGTGATATGCCAACTCTTAAGCAGACTTCGCTATCATCAAGTCGAGTTCCGCGAGCCTTTTCTTCTTTGAGGAATCGTCTCCACCCTTCCATAATAACGTCTTGTCGCATTAGTATGTGTACCGTCCATATAAATAAGGTGCAAACAAGTTGCGTTGTCGGATTGAACCTTTCTGATCTTCGTGAGGAACTTCTCCAAGCTCTGTGGAGTATTCTCCGTCAGGCTTAACCATGTGATCTTCCATGTCTTCATCGTGACCTTTTAGTCGATTTACATAAGGAGCTTCATCCTTCATCCATTCGTGAATTGCCAATAGTGTAATCTTGTTGACATCATGCTCTTTGGCATCCATCAACCTGCCTTCCATTGATCCATAGATGTTTCCACCTTGAATAGAGTCAAACTCTAGAACTCCCTTTTTTCTAAGGAACTCGAACAAACGAGACTCAGCGCCATAAACGAAATCTGAATTCATTTCTTTTGCAAAAGCAGTAACTTTGCGATCTTTTTGATTCAAGACGATGTCGATGTCACGATGAGCGAAAATCATCAAGTCTCCATTGACTGCTGACTTTGCTTTTAGTTCAAACTCAATTCGTTCTTTGTCTATGATCTCAATCTTGATAGTGGGCTCAGATGGCTCTTCTGGTTTGTCCACTTGTTTTATTTTTATCTTTACGTTTGTATCTTCAACTTCTTCAGTTGGTTGATCTTGAGCTATTTGAATTTTAACTGACATGTCTCTTTACCTCCGCCAAAAGGTCTTGGATGTAAAAGATTTCTTCAACCACGGCCTCATTTAAAGCTTGAGTTGCATAACTATCCAGCTTTGCCTTAACTTTTTTAAAATTTTCATTTAGAGCAGGATCTCGACCTTCTACAATCTCGGTGCTAACGGCTTCTTTGAGTCGTCCAATTTCTGAATTTAGATAAGACTTAAGTCCTAATCCATTATCAGAAAATGATGTAATGAAGTTTGTTAAAAGATCTTTTTGCTCTTTCAATAAAGAGTGTTCGTAAGTGCTATTGAATCTGTTGACAAACATGCTAAATTCTAATTTGTCAATGTGTTTCATTTCGGTCAAGACCTTTTCTGATCTTCCAAGATACTTTACACAGTTGTCTTCAAGCATAATGCGCTTCTTGGCTGATAGCTTATCTTGCTGCAAGAACATCCCTACAGTGGCAAGATCTTTATAGTTTGGAACAAAGATGCCAAATGAATCACTTCCCAATGACTTGTTAATTCTGTTAATAAGACTTGTCTGCTCATTAAACACTTCTTTACGATCAACAGCCTCAAAGTCTTTTTTTGTCTCAGACAACAAGCGACGAGAATAGCTTGCTTCCAATTCTTTTGATTCTAGTAAGGATCGATAAATATCAAGCTCTTGCTTAAGAGCCTTTCCTTTTGAGAAGAATTCTTTTAAAAGACCCTTGACTATTGTTTGTTTACTTTTGTTTTCTTGAACAATTGCTTTTGTTAATTCACGAATCAGACATTCGTAAAGAAAAGCGGTATTTCTTTTCTTATTATGTTTCATCTGCATCTTCCTTTTTTTTCAATGATTCTAGAAGCGTTTTGATTTCTGCTTCAGATTTAAATAGTTCTTTCTCTCCAAAATCAACAGCTTCCGTCACTCCTCTCGAGAGAGAGTCTAATCCACCAAAGCCGAGTTTTCCAGGAAATGTTTTTCTCGCTGTGCCTATCTCTCCTGAGGCTGTGTTATTCATTTGCTTTTTCATTCCACCTTTTCTGTAGGTCAACTTATGTCTCTTATAAGGTCCTCGAGGTTTTGCGTCGTCATCTCGCTTTGCTGGTGGTTCTGCCATAAGATCTGGTTCTGCGTCTGAACCTGTGTCAGCTGGTGCATCATCACCTCCACCAGAGTCTCCACCAAGATCTAGATCACCACCAGAGTCTCCTCCGAGGTCAAGATCTCCACCACCACCACCGGAGTCACCACCAGAATCAGCTTCTGCTGCACCCTCTAGGGCTGCCATGAATTTCTTGTCTGAGAACATTTCTCGTTGCATTCGTAGATATTCTTCTTGAGATAATCCCAATAGGTTTTCTGAAACCCAACGACGAGAGAAGTAACCTTCTGTTGCTGCACCAGCAATGTCAAACTTGGTCTTCCAGTGTTCGAGCTCTTGCATCTCTGCAATCTTTGATGGGTTGTTAAGGCTTAGTTTGAAGTTTAACAAGTCATCTCCACGATATCCCATTGTGTAAAGATGCACGATGCCGACCTTTTCTAACTCCGAGATAAGCACCCGCTGAAGTCTTTGAATCGTTCTTGCGAATCTGATGTCTTTTTGAGCCAAGGTTGTCTTATCCTCAGTGGCACCTTCTCCCATTGACAAATAAGATTGTGGGACCTTAAGCGCTGAAAACAACTTGTCTCGGAGATACTTAACGTCTTCGATCTGTGCTGTGAATTGTCCACCAGGAAGGTTCTCAATGTTCGTAGAGGACTGTCCGTTTCTAATTGGGATAAAGTAGTCTTCCTCAATCGAAAGAGGGTTGTAGCGCAAATCTACTCGTCCTGTGCTAGGGTCTACAACTTGGTGTCGCTTCATCTGAGTCATAACTTTCTGCATGTATTGTTCAACATCTTGAGGAGCAATTCCACCAACGTCAATCTTGAACACACGTCGCTCTGGAGAGCGTGTAATGCGATAGGCCATCATTGCGTCTTCGAGAAGCGTAAGCTGTCTCCAGATGCGTCTAGCGGGCTCTAAAACGGATGTTCCATAAGGAGCATGCTTGTCATTTCCAAGAACTCTAAAGTGAGCGATTTGCCAATTTTCAAGAGTCAATGATGCATTGTTCCATTGGAACTGAACGTAGTTTGGGTTTGTTGGATCTTCCCCTTCGAGTCTCTCGACTTCTTGTGGAGGTAGTCCAATACAATTTTGAATTCCTTTTTCTTCGTCAATGTCGAGATAAACAAAGAGGTCTCCGTACTTGCACATAGTTCTTGCCCAACCAAACAGATTGTGTTCGACATTCATGATGTTGTAGTAAAGAGCGTGAAGGATGTATTTGATTTCATCATTCGTGCATTTGATATGAAGCATTGGTGTCAATGCCGAGTGAGTTGTCATTTCATCTGCATAGATGTCAAGAGAAGATGCAATCTCTGGTGTGAATTCCATTTGGTCGAAATCAATGTAACGCTCTGCTCGGTTTCTATTCGAGATCATGTTGAGCGTCATGATGTTCATTGGGTTGTATTCAGTCTTTTTGAATTGTTGCCCTGATGCAGATCTGAAACGCTTTGCGTAAATGTCCAAATGTCGGCGTCTTAGTTGTCGACCCGACTGTGTTCGTCGCTGGGTCAGAGGACCCGAGAACATTCTAGTTAATGATTTGAACAATTGGTTTTGATTGTTGTTCGGGTTTCTTTCGTTACGAGCCATTTTCTATCCTTTGTAAATCCAGAGAAATTCTTTTGCCTTCTCTATTTCCTCCTGATGTTTTTCGTTAAACGATTCGTTATAGAACTTCTGTCCTTTTATTTGCGTGTTCATGGTGGTGGTGCTTTTAAAAACACCTCCAAGCATTGCTTTCTTATATGCCATGTCTCGTTCATTTTCTGCAAGAGCAGTGTCTCTAACCCAACAAGCGATTGCTAAAGACATTACGAGATCATCATTGTAAGAACGCATTGCTTGAGGTTTACCATTGAACCAAATAAAAGTCTTTAATTCGTGAAAAACTCTAGCGGAGTGCATAGTAATTAGTTTGTTTCTCACGTACTCTTCCAATTTGGCCACGATTAAGGGTCTTGTTTTTGTGGATGTCGTAAAGCCCATTACTGCACGGTCGTCATTCTCAGCAAGATAAGCTTCGACATATTCATGAGTTGATTTAATTGAATAGTAAAGTTTTTTATAATTCATGTCTTTTAGTTTTTCAAGGACAGCGATTCCGACACCAACATTTTCAACCACCAATAAGCAGGTCCCATACTCAACACCAGCGTCATAGAGAATTCTTGAGTACATATCTAGATCCGGTTTGCCTTGATATTCTGCTACAACCGTCATTGTGTCAACACGAATGATGTGAAAACAACTAAAGTCTGCTCCATCACCTCGAGCAACATCTGCGGATAGAAGATAGGGAACGCCTTCTTGAAACTTTTCCCAAATCCAAAAGTTGCGGTCATAACCAACGCGATATTGAGGATCACTAACATCTAGATGAATTCTTTGTAGATCTTCAGGATTAATAACTGTTTCACCAGATGCATTGAAAGAGCACTCGAGCTCCTGTGCAATCTGTCGTTTGGACATGTTCTTTGTCTCTTTATCAAACCAAGCTTGGTCACGATCTGGGTGGACATCCCAATTTAATTTTGTTGGAAAGAAATCGTTGTTTCCTGTCTCAGACTCAACATAGGTTTTATGAAACCAGTTTCCAACGCCGTTAGGGGTGCTTAGAGCGATGCAGCGGCCCCCTGTCGACAAAGTAGGGTAAAGACCCGTCCAAAGCTCGTCGAGGCCGTCAACGAACGCTGCCTCGTCTATAATGAGAAGTGACAAAGCTTCTGAACGACCAGCATCGCCTGATGTGGTTCCGGCTTTTACTTGAGAGCCGTTTGTCAACTCGAATGATTGCTTGTTGTCTGTTTGGATCTTTGCAATCAACATCCACGATGGAAGGTTCTTGAAGATCATCTTGACCTTCTTTACGAGATTTGTTGCTGTGGATAGTTTCGTTGCG